CCATGACGGGCGGGGCTGGGAGGCGGTGAGGAAGGCATGACGGGCAAAGGGCGGTGAGGGCAAGGTATATATGTCCACAGGTGTGCCCTGTGTCCTGGCTTATAATATTAGTTTCGCCAGGACCCAGTTGGACACATCACATGACTTTCGTTTGCAATGCCCGATACTTCCTTGTTACTTACGCCCAGTGCGAAGACCTTGATCCATGGGCCGTTAACGACCATTTTGCATCTCTTGGAGCAGAGTGCATCATTGGAAGAGAGGACCATTCTGATGAGGGTACTCATCTCCACGCTTTCGTCGATTTCGGCCGGAAGTTCCGAACCCGGAGGGCCCGCATCTTTGATGTGCACGGCCGCCATCCGAACATTGAGCCATCTAAAAGAAACCCAGAGGTTGGTTACGATTACGCGATCAAGGATGGAGAGGTTGTTGCAGGAGGGCTCGCACGGCCAAGCCGGGATGGAGTTGAGCCGAATGGCGATAAGTGGAGCGAGATCGTCCGAGCTGAGAGTGAGCCACAGTTTTGGGAACTTGTTGAGCGGCTGGATCCAAAAGCACTTTGCACAAACTACGGAAACCTCCGAAAGTTTGTGGACTGGCGCTTTCAACCGGAACCGGAAGTCTACCGACACCCCGTTGGAGTCAATTTTGACCTTGGAATGGTACCTGAATTGGCTGAATGGAGAGAACAGTCTATTGGTTCTCCTGTAGGTGGTAAGTTTCGCGGTGGAGCCTGCGGCGCAGAAAACATTCTGGCTATCTTTTTGCTAAGTCTTGGTTGGGTGCACGGCCCCCAGTCGGACCACTCGCTGGCGCTCAGACAGTGGTCCCGACACCGAATTGGGGGCCGTGCCCCCTGACATTGAGTTGTGCTGACGTATACAGCTAGGCAGCAATCCTTGGTTATTTATGGACCCACTCGAGTCGGAAAAACTACATGGGCTAGATCCCTTGGCATGCATGTCTACTTCATGGGTATGATGTCAGGCGAAGTTGCTTTGCGGGACATGCCGACCGCAGACTACGCAGTATTCGACGACATGCGGGGAGGGATTAAATTCTTCCCTGCGTGGAAAGAGTGGTTTGGTTCACAAATGGTGGTCACAGTCAAGAAGTTGTACAGGGACCCCATGCAACTGCCTTGGGGAAAGCCTTGCATATGGTTGAGTAATCAAGATCCCCGGGAGGGAATGGAGCAGGTGGATATCGAGTGGCTCGAGGGAAATTGTACATTCGTCTACGTAGGTGACTCCATCATCGCTCATGCCAATACAGTGTAGCTTCAGGCTTAAAATAGAGTACACTATTGCTTTGCAGTCCTGCCCCTGGTTTAAACACATCAATGACGTACATGTCTCCACATCCGCGCTTGTCTAGCGTGGAAAAGTAATTTGTTGTCATGCTCTGACCGGTTTCTTCGTCGTCGTAAACGAGGTTCTTGTTGATTGGGTGCCACCGGTTAAACGAGCGATACGCACCAAGCTGTGCGCCGGACGAAATGCTGACAGTTTTGTCGTACGCGACGTCATTACGTCGATTGTCCACGGGGGCGGTCATGAAATCGTCCCAGTCTACGTTGATGGTACCTTTCCACAACCCGTCATCATAAAACCCTCCAGTGACGGGCTGGTTGACAACGCGGGCGTAACCGGCGCTGTTTTCAATAAAAGTGTTGAACGTGGTACCGGCTCCACTCGTATTGACTCGATAGTTGGGGTTCTTCGAAAAGATGACGATCCTGCGCCAAAGCCAAGGCGTGGCGTCGTTGGTCGAGAAAGTGATCTTCTCTTTCAGGCCGCGCATGTAACAGGTGACAGAATTGCGGGCGGTCTCATTGATCGTTTGATTTGCAGCTCCGGTATTTTCGGAAAGGTCTCGGGCAGTGGCGCACCAGACGTAAATTGCTTGGCCAGGGATGGCGGCCGGACCTCGGTTATAGGTTGCACTGCCGACTGGTGTTCCGGTGCTAACGTTAGTTTGCAGGACCATCGTGTCCCGCTTTTTGCGCGACGTCGTGTTCAAGATGGACTTGCGAGTCATCCTTCTTCGTGGCGGCCTCCGATAGGTTCGCTTCCTCACGGTGGAGCGAGCGCGCCGAGCGAAACGCGGCGTTCGCCTTTTTACCCGATACGAACCAGACTTGCGTCTGAGTGGGGCCATGACGGGCGGGGCTGGGAGGCGGTGAGGAAGGCATGACGGGCAAAGGGCGGTGAGGGCAAGGTATATATGTCCACAGGTGTGCCCTGTGTCCTGGCTTATAATATTAGTTTCGCCAGG